GCCTGAACCTTCAGCAGATATATTGACAACGGTTTCAGAACTTCCTAATCCTGTTTTTTCACCAGAGCCTTCGGCAGAGATATTAACAGCAGCCTCACTGCTGCCTTCGGCATATTCTTCTTCCTCCTCCTTCCAAACTTCTACATTATGAACCCGCACCCAGTTTGTTTGTGCCGGATGGCTATTTTGGTATCGTATCCGACAATCACTGATTTCGATAATTTCACCAAACGGGTATTCTTCATAATCGCCGCTAACCGTCCAAGCTCCATCATAAATAGTTTCCCAATCTACGCCATTAAATCGTTCAATTTGAATTGCATCAACGGAATCCCTTTGCCTTGTGCCATAAACCCTTAATTTATCTGATAGTATTGTTCCCTCAAGGTGTAGGGTCAGCCAATCCGACCAAACACCTCCACTGGCCAATGCTATTTCTGCATAGGTTCCGGTATTGCCATCAATGGCATTGTTAGGATTGCTCCAGCCATTTCCAGTTGTCGAGTTAGGGCTAATCCATGCCATTGCCTCACCTCATTAACTCGGGTCGCTGTGTAAAATACCTGTCGATGCGGCCAGTAATTTATACTCACCTTGTGCAGCGTATGTTTCCTGCGTTAATGCTTTGCCGCCGTAATTTGTGCCTGCTGTTAAAGCCGAATAGCCACGCCAGCCGGCAACTGTAGTGTTCTCTGGTATATCAAAGGTCAAGTCTGCGGTTGGTCTGATTATGCCGTCTGAAGCACTTGTCCATGTTACGGCTTGCCTTTCATAGGCAGGACTACCGCCGGTCAGCTCTGTGCCGGTTTCGTCAACCAAACCAATATGTGTTATTAAGCTGGCCCCGTGATTCGCTATTGCATTTCTATAACCATCAGTCATGTTTGGCATTTAAAATTCACCTCTATTCTCCGGCGCTACTCCGCCGTATTATGTAAATCCTCAATCCGCTTGCAAGGTTTCCCATATTACAGCCACCTTTCCCTAAATTCAACTACGATTGTAGCAGCTGGAGTACTTGTTATTTCAAAGCTGCCCGGTTTTAAATTAAACCACCTGCTTGTATATGTCAGGTCCCCTCGGGCGTCGACATCATTCACTAATACCAGCCTTTTCTCAGTGTCAAATTTTACCACGTCCCCTGTTTCGAGCTGCTGGTCCAGCAGCAGCATTTTATCGTTATACTCGATTTTAAGGTCATTTGACGATTCAGTCATCGTTACAATGATAAATGGCGGTGCTTCAACGGTTCCTGTGTTTTCTCCAGTTGCCCCTGTTTCCTTTGTTTCCAGAGCTTCCATATAAGGGACCGGCGCAAAAAAAGCCATAGAGCCAAAAGCCCTGTTTCCCTTCTCTTCAAGCTCGATTCCGGTTGCAAGGTATGCAAGCCAGCGCTTGTCATTATCATCATTAAAGATTAACTCCTTCGGCACTGGTCTGAAAGTGTTATCAAGCTCCGGCTGCAGCCATTCTGCGAGGTCCCTGAGCTTTTCCCTTAAATCTTCCGGGTCCTCTCCAGTTATTGTAAACTCTATAGCAATGTTCTTGCCCAGATTGTCCACCCGGACCGGTAAAGCTCCTGCCCTGTAAGGTATTGTCAAATAGTGATTTTCTTTAGCAGGTCCAGCGTTCCGAAAGCGCTGCAGGACCAGCATATTATAATTGTCAGTGTGCTGGTCGTCGTATTTAAAGCCATATTTTTTATTATTATTGCCCATATTGTCAGCCCTCCCGGTCCTTTTCGTTATTTTAGCAGGTCCACCGGGGCTTGCCGTGAAAACTGCAGGTCCACCGGTCCCCTCCGCTATTTGCTACACTCTACCGGTCCTTTTCGCTATTTGCAGGTTTTTATAGTTTGCTACGTCCAGCTCTTCCATGACTTCCGGCTGCCTGAGCGCCTGCACTACCTGCCTTAAAAAGTTGTCTTTGTCCATGCCTGCCGGTTGATTTCTAAGGTCCAGCACTATCTCTTTTTTGTCGGTTACTCTTTGCCTTGACGCTGCTGTCACCTGTGGCTCGACGTTTAACGCCTTTTCAAGCGCTGCCTGAGCTTCTCCACCCTCTATGCTGTCAGCCAGATACCCTGCAAAGTCCGGCTCATCGGCAAGCGGTCCCTCTTTTGCTGGAGAAAACGGCAGTAAATTGCGCACTGCCTGCACTGCCGAACTTGCTGCACTGGTCACGCTGCCTATTGCGTTTCGGATTCCCCTTGCCAGTGATTGTATTGCCCGGCGTCCAGCGTCAAGCAGTATTTGTGGCAGCCGGTTAATAATATTCCTGATAGTGTTTAAAACATTGTTTATAGAGCTTCGGGCTGTTGACAGCATATTGCTGCCCCACGTTCTGAGATTCGACCAAGCATTGCTCAAAGCATTGCTAATAGTGCTGTTTATATTGCCCCAGATATTGCCAAAAAAGGATAATATGTTTCCCCAGATATTCCTAATAAAGTCAAACATTCCACCATAAGCATTGCGCAAGTGCTGCCCGACAGCTTCCAAGTCGCCCCTGAAAAGCGCCCGGATTGCCTGCCATATTTCACTGTAAAAATCGACAATCGCATTCCAGATAGACTTGATAAAATCAAAGATTGCCTCGAACACTGCCCTGATTCTATCAAACAGTTCACCAGCCCTGCCTCCGCCGATGTCCCTAATACTGGTCCATATATTTGTAAAAAATTCGAGAATAGCGCCCCAGATTGCCTTCGCTGTGTCCCTTATCCATTCCCAAGAATTGACAAGCCATTCCGACACATCGTCCCAGTTGCGCCATAAATACCATATAGCAGCCACCAGCCCGATTATTAAAACTACAATCCAAGTTATCGGGTTAGCCAGCAGCGCTGCTGTAAAGCTCCAAGCTGCTGTAGTAGCCCCGATAATAGCCGGGACCAGTGACTTTAGCTTGATTGCAGCATAACTGACTGTTGACTTTGCAGCAGCCACCAGTCCGGGGATTAGCCTTGTCCTGATAGTGCCTGCCATAGTGCGCATGGCTCCACCGGCTTTACCGATTAAAGGTATTGCACCTGTTAGCAAGAAGCCGTATTGTCCTATTGCCTCGATTTGCTCTCCGTATTGAAAGGTTATCTCGGACAGCCTCTGTTGAAACTGCTCCCAAGGACCAACCCGGACTTGTTCTGCCAGTTCACCAGTCAGCCCTTCTGATTCAGCCACCCGGGCAGCGTATTTTTCCATTTCTTCATTTGTGAAGCCGGTTATGTCCTTGAATTTTTCCATATCGCCGTCTGCTTCTTCGACGGCACGTCTAAACTCCCTGACAGCCTCCTGCCCAGTATAGCCCCGGTCCCTGAAAGCCTCGATGTAAGCGATAGAATCGTCAAGCTCTATATTCATAGCGTCCAGCTCGTCAGGGACACGTCCAAGGTTACGCTGTAAAGTTGACAAAGGGATGTCTGTTCGCTCCGTGACATGTGTTAATATGTCTATGTGTTCCCCTGCCTCTTCAAGTGGTATTCCGAAAGCACTTAAAACCTCGTCAGCTATTCTAACAGATTCTGCCATGTCCTTGCCGGTTGCGTCGGAAAAACTATCAAACACCGGCAGCAGGTCCCTGAATTGCTCTTCTGTATCAATTCCCCGAGAGATTAAAGCGTCCATGCCAGACTGGACGTCCTCTATCGGGAAAGTTGCGTCGGTCAGCTCCAGTGTTAGGTCCCTGACTGCCTGCTCCGACAGCCCTGTCACTGTAGCCAAACGGCTGTTTGCTTCATTCAAGGGACGCACTTTGCCAGCCATTGCCGTTGCAGCAACTCCACCAGCCATAAGTGCGCCCTTGACCATATTTGCCGGGGATATAATGCCAGACAGTCCGCCTTTTGTTTGCTGCAGCGCCTGTTCGCCTCCGGCGCTGTCCCCTTTTATTCTTAATAGCAAGTCACCGATTAAGGTTGACATTATTTAACCACCTTTTCTATCCCGAAGCCAATGTCTTTTACCTTCCCTTCTGCTATGTCCTCGATGTCATAGTCAAAGGTCTTTGATTCCCCGGCGCTCGATTTGTGCCTTGTTTGCCTCTGTTTCCTCTCCAGTATTATGTCCATAAACATAAACAGCTGTTCATAAGTCAGTTCCGATTCCAGCTTCTTGATAGTATATGCCGGGTACTCTTGCATAAACACGTCAAAGAGCCTTGCTTCGGCTTCGGCGTCTGTTAGCTTTGCTTTGCCTTGTTCATAACTTGCCCCAGACTGCCCAGTTCCGCCATCTTTTTCAGCCAAGGAAAATTTACAGTTATTGCCACCACCAGAGCATTTTGCAGCTCTGCTTCCGTAACATTATTTTCTATCCACTCTTCGGACTTGCTGCTAAACTCCGGCAGCGCCAGCTTGCAAAGGTCTATCAGCTCCTTGTCAAAAAATTCTTCGATTGCTCCGACCAGTGATTCCATATTGCCTGCACTTTCCAGAGCGCCAGCCTTTGCGATTGTTTGCATTATCGCTTTTCTGAATTTCCTTGCCTTTTTGATTACAAGCGGTTTTGCCTCAAAGGTTTCACCGCCTAATTCCACTGTTTCCGGTTCCTGTGACAGTATTTGTCCTGCTGTCCTCTTTTTAGCTGTCATGCTCTACCTCCTTAATATTTTTGATTAGCCAGCTTCTTCGGTTTCGATAGTGATTTTTCCAAGTCGCTTGCCTGCGTCTTTTGCCATGTCATTAATTGCCCTGAATTGCACCTGAAAGCCGGTTTTTGATGTCTTTTGAAACTGTGGCTCGAGGTTAGTCACTGCTACGACGTTGTAAAGTTCAATGATTATATTTAAATTCTGATTGTGTCGCCTCGGCGCTGTGTAAGTTAGCGTTTTATTGTCCAGCTTGAACGAACCGCCAAACTCCAGCTCATCTTTGCCCTTCTCTTCGGCGCCTGCTGCTGTGGTCGTGACTTCACCATGTCCCAGAGCCTCTTTGATTTTCTCGGCGTCTGCTTCCAGTGACTGTATAGACAGTTGACACTCTTCGCCTGTAATATAGCCACCGACAGCCCCGATTGCTTCTGCTATTTCTATAAACTCTACAGAGCGCTCGATTGACAAAGTTGCGCCGTCCTCAGTTGCCTTGTATTCTGTTGCATTACCAGTGTTCGGGTCCTCCACTTTCAGGACGCCTGCCCCGACGTGAATGTTCTGTACGACAGTTTCCATGTTATTGTTAGCCATCTTCGGTTAAGCCTCCTTTTTCCTGAGTTTCCGAATCAAAGCTGCTGCTTGATTCCACTTTGCGCTTCACGGGTTCTTTTACCACTTCAAACCGATGTCCTGCAGCCTGAGCAGCATTTAACTGCTTCTGCTGTATTTCCTCCGGCGCTCCGTTCCTTTCAAACACTGAGCTGCCTGTAATATAGCGGTCCGAAGGTCCTTTATAAATTGCCCTCATTTGCAGCCCTCCTTTATTCTGCTTCAATTTCCCGGATTTTCACTTCCACCCTGCAGCCCTGCACTAAAAAGTGTCCTGCGTCAAACACTCCGGTATAAAGCGTGTTGTCGGCTACCGGGTTATGCCAGCCACTGCCCCAGTGTGCGCCTTTTCTCAGTATTTTCCTGATTGCTTCACCATAGCGCATTATAAACCGGTGCAGGTTTTCTATGTCCACTTCGGCGATAAAAGCCCAGACGTAAAAGTCCTGTTCTAACTCCGCCCAGTCCTCTTGACTGTCAACTTCGAGCGTGTTCCTTGCGTCCAAGGTTACAGCTGGTAAAGAATGTAAAATCTCTTCCCTGCCTACATAGTTGCCCACTTTGAACACTTCGGGCTTCGGCGTATTTTCGGGCAGCTGGTTTTCAAGGTTATTTTCCAGCAGCTCTTTTGCTTTGTTCACAGCATTTTCGACAGTCACGCTGTAGCCCCCTTAAAACGTCGGTCCTGTAACTCCTTGCAATTCATCAAAAGTAACTTGCCGGGCAATGTCAGTCCAGCGCTTTTTCTGCGGATTAGTCAGCTCGATTACTTTGCGCTGTGGCATTTTAACTGTCCCTCTTTGATGAAATATACCATAATCGACAGATGAACCGATTTGCATTTGCTGCTCATCATAATCAAATATGTGCTGTCCATGTCCCTCCTGCGTCAAAGAGCCTCTCAGTTCTCCTGTCCTTGTTAAAATCGGCTGCCCCGGATAGTGCAGGTCCTTCCAGACTTTATACCGAGGACTAAGCTGCTGCCACCTTGCCCTGCCTTCAAAAGCGCCTTCGGAGGCGAACACCTGTTCTTGCGTCTGCCGGAAGTCGTCAGCCCATGCTTCATAAATGGTCCTGTAGTCAGCCAGCACTTCACCGATTAAATCAAAGAACCTTGATAATTGTTTTTCGCCGTCCACTTCAAAGTCGAGCTTAACTCTTGTCATTATTTACCACTGGTCCTTTCCAAGTTCCCATTGCTTCTTCGGCGCTGCCGGGTCATGTGCCGTATGACTATAAATGGCGCTGCTTGATTCTATAGCCCTTCGAGGTGTGTTTTCCAGTATTATGTCCCGGCTGCGTATTTTTGCCAGATATTCTTCGGCAGATGTTTTCCACTCCTGCACTATAGCTGGAAGGTCCCCTCCGGCTTGCGCTATTAAAACCTTTGCAGCTTCATAAGCTGCCAGCCTTGCCGAAGCATAACTGAGAATAACCTTGTCTGTTTCATCGGTTACTGGTATTTGATAGACTTGCCCGATTGTCCCATTTATCTTGCCATCAGCCTCTTTTATCATGTTTTCTATGTCATCATTTGTAAGTTTCGACGTTGCTGTAAAGGTTATCCACTTGACAAGCCTTTGCACATCTTCGACAGTTGAATAGCCGGACATTTTAACACTCCCTTTTAACTTCTCCAGTAAACATAGCCCTCAGCACCGACACCGGAGATTTCAGCATAAATGCCATTCCTGCAGCGAACCCCTGCTGGTCCTAAACTGCCTAATGTCATTATTTGTCAGCCTCCTTCTTCGCAGGTCCAGTTTTCTGAGCTGCTGGACCGGGCTGTTTTTTTGGAGCTGCCTGCTTCTGCTGCTCTCTCTCGAAAAGATATTTGTTACTTTGAGTTACAGCAGCCTCCGGCACTGTGTCCCCTTGTTTATACGTTTTGCCATTGTGCCTGAAAACATGCCCCTTTTTCCCGGGCTTGAATTTATACATGGTCCTGCCTCCTTTTCAACTTCACCGGGGCAGCTTTTTTCCCGGCAGGTGTCCGGCGCTCCCTGCCCCGGTGAAAGTGTTTTTTGTCCTCTCATCGGGGGCTGCCCCCTTAACTCACAGCGTCCCGGATAGTGTAGCCCAGAATGTCAGCTACCACTTTTTCATCGAAGCTCATAAAACCTTCGATTACTTCTGAATGATGTTTTTCTTCACGCCAGCGCCTGATTCCCCGGAGCTGTCCATTCCTCGGCCATACAAACACATAGCCAGCGCTCGGAGTATCAAGAGCCGGGCTTTGTGCTACGTGTCCAAGCCAAACATGCTTGCCCCAGATATGCTCGAAGTTGTCACTTGCGCCCCTTTGCGCATTATTAAACAGCGCCCTGCCGACAAGGATATTGTCTATCCCTGTTATTTCCTGCAGGATTTGCAGGGACGTCACCCGGGTGTTAGTTACAGCCATTCTATCTGTAATTTCCGGGTGATGTTTCAACTTGCGCCAGACAGGATTGCCCATAACCATTGTATTGACCGGCTGTCCTGTTTCATCTTCGACAGTTTCCATGCCAGTTGTGATGTCACTGATTGGGTCCGATTCGTCATAATCATCCCACTGGTCAGTCCCTGAAAGTGTCGCCGAATTGTCCCAGTTTGCAGCAGTCATGCAAAAGTCAGCCACCCGGCGCTCCAGTTTTAAGAGGATTTTTTCAGTGACAAAGTTGGTTTTGTTTGTTTCGATGTTAAGGATATTGTCTGCATTGTCCCTGACTTCATCTTCGAGCAAGGTATGATATGCTTCTTCTTCGCAGTTGTAATTGTCCTCGGACAGAGGGAAGCCTCCGCCTTCACTTGCAGCTCCCGGCGCCCTTGTCTGAGCTTCATCCCGGAACCATTCACCCCGGGGGAAAACATAATATTTACCACTTTTTGCGTCCACCCGGACCACCGGGAATACTTGTTCTGCTATATATAAAGGGTTTTTATACTGAACAGATATATTCGTCAGGACCGGGTCAATTCTTGCATTACTTAATGTCGGTTGCATTTATCGGCACTCTCCTTTCCTTTTAAATTTGATTAGCTATAGTCAGCTTGTTCCCCGCCGGGTATCAGCAGGACACTGACTTGTTCACCTGAGCTTGCGCCCTCTCTTGCAATGCCGAAGCAGCGGTCCTTAATAGCAGTTACCGGTTCAGCCACTCCAGAGCCATTAGACCGAAGCTTGTCACCAGCTGTTATGCTTGCGCCTGCTTCAACCTGAGTTACTCCCATGACAGCCACGCTTGCAGCTTCGCCGTCGTCCGGGTCATTCTGCAGCACGCCATAAACAGCTTCCCCTGCGTCACCATCGGCAAGGTTAACCTCCCTGTCCCCGGTGATTTTCACCAGTTTAAATTGATGATTCTGCAGGTCTGCAGCAGCTGTCATGCTGTCGCATAATATTTTAATATTCACGTTGTCAGCCCCTTTCTTTAAGAGTTTAAAACTCCTGATTAGTGAGCGCCTCGGCGCTCTCTGTCAACTTCTTTCCAGAGGTCCGGGTTTTCTCTTGCCACTGCTTGCGCTGCGTCTGCGTATGTCATTTGCTTCTGCTCGATTTTCTCATTTACCTTGTTTTCAAACAGTGCAATGTTCGATTCACCCTGACTTGCGCTGCCCTGCTCTTTCATAGACACGACCGGCTCCAGAGCTTCCAGCACTTCTTTTGTGCCTTCCGGGTCCTTGAAAAACCGAGCCTTGAGCTTCTCAGCCATTTTTGGCGTCAAGCGCCCTTCTCTCATTGCAGCTTCGGACAAGCGCTGCCATTCATTCTCTTGATTAGTAGCTTCGAGCTTTGCCACTCTCTCAGACAGCCTCTTGTTTTCCTCTTGCAGCTGCGTTTCGCCCTTGCCCATGTCCTCGATTGCCTGCAGGATTGCGTCTTTGTCTGCTTTATCTTCGGACAGCTCCAGCTTGTCAGTCACTCCAGACAAAGTGTCCACCAGCGCTTCGACAGCGGTTTCAATTTCCTGCTCTTCTGCTTCCTCCGATAATGCAAGGATTCCCTTTAGTTTTTCGTTTAAATTCACGTTTACGCCTCCTTTCGTCTTATTTGTGGTATTGTTATCAGCCGACTTTTGGTCAGCGTCACCACCAGATTTAAAAACTCGGTCCTTAATAAGCGCTATTTCAGCTGCTGTTATCTCGGCAGCTGCCTGCTCTTCCAGCAGGACCGGCTGCATGTTTTTAATAAAAGGTCTGTTTGTCAGCGCTCCACCGAATAGCACGTTTTTAAAGGTTTTGCCTGTTTCAGCGTCTGTATAGTTGAAAGTAAATTCCGGGCTAAAATATCTAAAAACCTTGTTTTCGACCAGCTCCTTGCCGTATGGCGTCCACTCTATAGTTGCCATTAAACGCACTCCGTCGGAGCTGTCCTCTTTGCGCAAAGTTTTAAACCAGCCAGCAGCGCCTTCGTCCGGTTTGTGCGCTTGGTCCACAGCTAAGTCCACGCCTCGAGCATTATTATTAAAGTTTTCTATGAATTTGTCGATGTCGGATTCCTTGACTTTGATGGTTCCATATTCCGGGTGTTGCCATTCACCAGTGCGTAAAATTTCAATTTCCGAAGTTTGCCCTTCCAACTCTTCCAGTGTGATTACATTTAAAAAGCTGCCGGTTTGCATTTTAGCCACAGCTCCCTTCCAGTCCCCGGACAGCGCCTGTCCAGTAACTTCTTCGCCAGCCTCCGCCGGCCAGTGTCCTTTAGAATGTTTTACCCATGCTGCACAAAAAGCGTTCGGGTCCGATACCTCCCCTTCCATTCTCTCTACACACGCTGTATAAGAATCGAAGGGAAACTCATCGGGAAACTGCATTTCGATTTCAGGTAACTGCTGCTGCTGTTTCCTTTTCTCCGCCCGGGTTTTGCCTCCTGAGTAGCCCCTTGCTTTTGCAATGGCTGTTTTTCTATCGCCATATTTTTTAAGCAAGTATGCCAGCTTGCCTTTAAACCTCTTTGCCGGGTTAGCCACTTGCAGCCCTCCTTTCCTGTATAATTTTCTTAATTGTCTTGCCCTAATATTACCGAGATTTTTGTTTTATGTCAAATCTCTGTAGTTTATTAACAAACTTGTTAATGTAATATTACAGTAATAAAAAGCGTTAATATTAATAACGCTTTATTTATCTATAGTTAACATTAATATTAATAAACCTGTCGAAGCCCATTATATAAGGCTTCGCAGGATTGACATTTTTTAGGTGTAATAAACTTGTTAATAATAGGTTTTTCCATTGCTTCCAGCTCCTGTCATTTTTCAGGTAGTTATAAACAGGTTATTAACAGGTTGTCCCCAGTTATATAACAAGGTTTCCATGTCTTTCCACCAGACCGTCCGGCGGTGTTTCCCATGTCGGCTCCGGCTGTGGCACTTCATCTGGTAAAATAAATACCCAGACACACCGGCAGTTATTGTGCAGTTGCGGTGTGAACACGTCAAAGTCAGGATTTGTCAGCTCTATAATTAAGCCGTCCAGCCATTCACAAAGAGGACAGACAACATCGTCGAGAATAGCACTAAATTGAGCAAGCTCGACGCCTGCCTCTTGCGCTGTCCTTTCCCTGCCGTCGTTTATTGCGCCCCCTACATGAGCCGACGCTGCAGCTGTAAGCTCCCTGTCTGCTCTCTGGTCAGCCTCCTGCCTTGCCCTGTGAAGTGCCTGTTTCGGTCCTAAGCCCTGCCGGATTGCATTTAAGCAGGTTAGGATTGCAGCCTGTTTCACTCTTTGCGCTATACTATCAGCAGCCAGCTCAGACCGGGACGCTGCTATACGTCTTTGCTCATTAGGCGTCGGCACTTTGTCTTTGTCTATGTTAAGCTCGGCAGCGCCCTGCCCTTTTCCATAATCAAACAGGTCCCGATATTGCTGTCCCATAAACTTTGCAAAGTCCCCTCGGTATTTCATAGGTATTGCAGCCAGTTCGTGATAATCGCCAGCGTCGACACTTTTGCGCATTGCCTTAAAAAGCTCGTCAAGCTGCTTTTTAGTCAGCTCTTTTCCCTTGTCGATTAGCTTCTGCTCTTCGCTGTCCCATGTTTGCTCGATGTCCTGCAGGTTAACCCTTTTTTCATAAGCTGTTAGCTGCCTGCGCCAGCGCCTTTGATTGTCAGCGAAGGTCCGGGCTTGCTTCCTTTCCTGCAGCGTGTGCAAGCAGCAGTTACCCTTTCCCGGCAGGTGTCCGGTTTCCTGCCCTTGTATATCCTGCTGCTGGTCCTGTTCGGGCTGCTGCTGCAGCGGTTCCCCTTTTTCTGGTAACTCTAACAGGTCACGCAGCCACTCTTCGAGGTTATCATCCGGGACAATTAACTTGCCAGCTGCCAGACTTTTGACAACTTCCACCAGCGCCTTTGATTCCTTGCCTATCGGCTCAAAGTTAATGGTCGGGTAGCCTTCCACTTCCCAGTTATAGTCGACCAGCTGCGGTATTGCGAAGCTGTTTATAGTGTTTTTGATGTATTCTGCTGTAGCATTTAAGCACATTAAAAACATATCAGACTGGTCACTGCTCAAAGCGTAACTGCCGACTTCTTTGCTGCCCAGATTAATAAATTGCGCCAGAATGGACCGAACCATCATCACGTCGTGATGTTCTATATATGGCAGCGCTTCTGCCAGCCCTCTTTTACCCTCGAAAAGGTCCAGCACAAAGTTCGGCGGTATTATAGCGCCCCCCTTGTCAGCGCTTCTAAGGTCCTCGACCAGCTGCCTTGCTTTTTGCAGGTCCTGCTCTGAATATTCCTCGGGCATTTGCATTGTCGGAGTTCCTACATAGTTGCGCTCTATCCCGATGTTAACAATTTTATACAAGAAGTCTTTTATTTTCCAGTGTTTGTAAGCCGGGCGAAAGATAGACTGCCCTCTCATATCCCCACCTTCGGACCGGTAGCTGAAAACAAGCAACTTCTCTATGGGAATGTCCACGTATTCAAAGCTCGAACCTGTCACCTTTAAATGTTTAACTCCAGCAGGTCCTCCGGTTTCGTCGTATAAAAAATCATGTATTGTTCTTTGCGGTCTAACTGCAAACTTTTTCCACTTGAATAAACCATTTTCGAGCTTATAAACCTTCTCGAATATGCTGTAGCCAAACACCAGCATTGTTAGCGTCTGCCTTAAAAAATCGTCCCAGTGAATAGACATGCCCACCGGCGGACCAGCAAACAGATTTTCTTCGATTGCTTCTGCTATTTCCACGTCCTTTGCGTCCTCCGAATATGGCTCTATATACCACTTTGTAGCCCTTAAAGGCAGCTCTATAACAAGGACCATAGCCTGAGCCTGAGCATCGGACCGGCGCATTTTATCATATATTCTATTGCTTGTCGGGAAGCGCACTTCACCGAGATATTCTTCATCCCCAAGCGCACTGAAAAGCGCCGATTCACTTTGTCCCACGCTGCCAAACTCCTGCTGCAGCTGCCCCCGGGATATTTTAGATTCCGACAGCTTTACATCATGGTAGTATCTGGAAACTGTCGAAGGGTGAACACCGAGCCTTTCAGCTGCCTGCTTTTGTGAAAGCCCTTGATGTTCGACCAGTGAATAAACTTGCTTTTTGATGTCACTCATTTTTTATTGCCTCCTTTCACCAGCTAATAGCATTTTTGGCATAAGAATTGCCGACCGATTCCATTCCCTTGCTCGGTTTGTGATACCTGCTGTCAACATAAGCCATAGCCATAGCGTCCCCCCAGTCCGGCGATTTGATTCCCCTGCTTTTCATCTTGTCCTTGCTCTCTAACTTCATTCGACCATCCCCGAGCAGTTCATATTTGCGCCTGCTTAACTGTCCTATTGCTTTTTTGTCCTTAAAGACTGGACCGAAAGCAAGGTCCCCTCGGAGCTTGTCAGCCAGCCCTTTCCACCACTCTGTCCCGGCGTCTGCAAACTTGTCTGGTTTTTTAGCCTTTGCGCCCGAGTTCATGTCATATATAAGCCAGTGTTCGGGTATTTCCCCTGCAGACTGCAGCTCCCTGAGCCTGTCAGGGACGCCTCCGCCCAGTCCGATTGCGTCGCACTTAATAACTATCCGGTCCCTGTGAGCTTCCATATCATCTACAACTTTTTTCGTGAAGTTGACCAGCCTGCCAGCTGCAGTCATAACTCCTAACTTGCCGAGCTTGCTTGCCCCGAAGCTGTCACTGTCAAAAGCCAGCCTGCCACGCCTTGCGATAAACACGTTTTCGTCGTCACCATATCTTGCAAGGTCAGCTCCTATATGTATCGGTTCCTGCTTGTCCACCTCCAGCATTTCCTCTCTGGTCCAGCTGCCAGCCCCTGCTTGCTCGACCAGTGAAAGTGCTATGAAAGTATCTTCGAGAGTATCAGGAAACTGCCCCAGTATTCTTGACGTAAATATCGGGCTGTCCTCTCCCCAGTCCTCTTTTGCTGCCTCCACGTCCTCCGGCGTCACCAGCTCTGGTATAATATCACCGGCGCCCTGAAAGTTCGGCGTGTCATAAGCACAAATATTAGTTGTCCACCAGCCCTGACTGCTGAAAGCGTCGTAAAATCGACCATCAACAGTTGTCGGGTTACCTATTGCCAGCAGCCTTGTAAAACCACCTTTCAGGATTGAAAACATACCTTCCCATATACTCTCACTGATTCCGGCTGCTTCGTCAGCGATAATAAGCAAGTGTGGGCTGTGGATTCCCTGAAAAGCTGTAGCGTCATAATGCTTGCTCGAAAAGCCCAGTGCAAAGTGTTCTTCCGAAAAGCGCCATTCCTTTGTGAGCAGCTCTCCGCCCAGTTCAAAGCCCCGGTCCAGTGCTTTATTATATGCAATGTGAATTTCCTTCCAGAGTATCCGGCGCACCTGCCTGTCGGTTGGCGCTGTGGTTATAACTATTCCCGGACTGTAAGTTGTAAGAAACCAGACTGCAAGCCGGGCAGCCAGAAAACTTTTTCCAGCAGCATTACAACTTGCCACAGCTACCCTTCGGTTGACTGCCAGCGCCCGGGCTATCTCTACCTGTTTTTCCCAGAAAACTTCACCGGTCGTCGCTGTCAGCCACTGGTCCGGCATTGCTGCTGCTATTATTGCTGCTTCGTCTTGTTGTGTAAGCCTGCTGGACAGCTCTGAGAAATTCGGGGTCGGTGATGTAGCCCCTAAGCTCTCCTGATATTCCATGTCTTTGTTCGCCCCTTTCGGTTACTTCGCCCATAAGAAGCAGCGCCAGCTCCACAAGCATTTTCAGGTCCTTTATACTTGCACCTTTCAGGTCCCCTTTAACAAGCTGCTCCGCCATGTGTCCCTTGCCCATTATGGCATGTTCTACAACCTTGAGCATGTCAGCCTTCCGGTCGACAATACGCTTGTCAGTGCGCTCTTCGAGCTTCTTTGAGTTTTCTATATCTCTCATTCTCACACGTTCCTGCCAGTTAAACCACTTCGCCCAGTTATTGACAGTTCTTTCCGACACCTGAAAGCGCTCTGCAACTTGTTTATATGTCCTATTTGCACCGAGCGAATAATAATAGTCAAATGCTTCTCTCCGCTGCAGTGTTTCCTCTGGATTCCAGTTTCCAGCCACCTTTAAAACCTCCTTTACGGCTCTATATTATCCCAAGGCATATTTTCTTGCTGTCCATCGAGCAAGTGTCCAAGCCCTTTTTGTTCGATTTGCTGCAGCCATTCTTTATATGGTATTTGCTTTGTCGGGGCATTGCCCAGTTTTAAAACCTCTTCATCATTGCAGCGCCTGAATAAGCAGCGCCATGTTTCGGCTGCCAGCTGCCTGACTTGATAGGACCGCCAGCGCTTGCTCCGGCTTATCAGCTCTCCGTAAATTTTTTCCCTGTTCACAGGTCCAAGCTGCCTGACATCATACCTTGCCAGCGGAGTAAATGGCGTCGGGTCAAGGTATGTCATTTTCATAAATAACCGGGGACGGTTTTTAATCTCTACAGGGATTGTAGTTAAAAACTCTTCAAACTCCTGTTCGGTCCCGGGCATTCCTACAATGAAAAACAGTTCGCACTCCTGATTCGTGCGCTCTAATACACTATAAAGCTGTGTCAGCTCTTCATTTTTTATCGGCTTTTTCCACTCCTTGCGCCCTGCCTCTGAGAAGCGCTCGATTCCAAAGTGAAAACTTCTTGACTTGCTGAATTTCGTCGGGTCCTTTAAAAAGTCCCTGATTCTAATAGTTGGATTCACCAGCCGGGGACCGACAGGGACTTTCAAATGGTCGTTGCTTATAAAGTGCAGTTTGACGTTTCCGGGCTTTGATTCCATAACCTTTTGGACTTCCACCAGCAGGGATTCCGGCGCCTGCTGGTATTTTTTAGCCCATGATGTAAAACAAAAAGAACACCTGTTCGAGCAGCCCCTGCCAGCTAAGAAGTGATAGACAGCCTTGCCAGTTTTTACCAGCGGCACTTCTTGCCAGTTTACACGCTGCGAAGCCTTTGCCTCCCTTTTCTCTTTAGAAAACATGGACCGGTGCTTTTTTACAGCCTCCCATCCTTCGTCAGCCAGCGTGTCGAAGAAGTCCCATGCTTCCCCTACCCATAAATAGTCAGCCCAAGCCAGCCACGGTTCGCCAGAAAATGTTTCCAGCCCTCCCATTATCAAAGGTTTTTCGCCTGCTATTTTCCGGGCTTTTTTGAGCTTTGACAGGTCGTCGACGTCACATACGCTGCACATTATCAGGTCAGCTTCTGCTGGTTCTACCCACTTAAAACCCCGGTTCTCCGCCACCTTCTTGAGCAGTGTCACTGTGTACCGATATTCCCTGCTCCCTGTCACCATCGCTAATTTCATTTATGCTTAATACCTCCAGTAAATAGTCTATAAAAGCCGGTATGCAAACGTCCCATTCTTCGCCCCAGTTAGCTGTAATATAAGCCTGCAAAGCGTCCACCTTCTTAATTGCCACCGAAGCTGCCATATTGCCCATCGAAACTATTGTTTTGTTTGTAGAATGTTCGGACCGGTTGCCTGTAAATTCCCCTTCTGCTTCCAAGTCATCGATATGGTATTGTGTCATAAGGTCCTCGATTTCACTCTCAAAGTAGCCTGTCATTTCAAGGTCCAGTTCGCCTGTGTCTATCCTGTCATTTATCAGGTCCTTTAACATTGGTCGGTCAATCTCAGCCAGTTCTGCCAGCCTATTGTCTGCAACTAAGTCTGCAAACTCTTCGGCTTCGCTGTTATAATCCTGAAAGTCCACCGGCACGTCCTCTTCTCCGATTTGCTCCGCTGCCATAAGCCTTGCATGTCCTCTAACTATCAGCCCCGACAGGTTACTAACAGTTATCGGCTGCCTCCAGCCCTGCCCCTGTATAACCTTAACTAAAAGATTCACCTGACTGGTCGGGTGTGTATTTGGATTTTCAGGGTTCGGCGTCACTTCTTCAAGAGGGACCAGCTCATCGAAAGAACAATAAACCGGCGTCCCCTGCTTTGTCCTGCCCTTCTCTTTAAGCGCCATTTTAAAACCTCCCTTAGCCTCCGAACCAGCGCCGGACCCGGAGCCATAGATTATATAGCCAGACTAAAAACAGTTTAAACCAGTATTTAAACATTATTGCACTCCTTGCAGCCCGATTCTTGCAAGTTGTCACCGGGCAATGGTAAGCCATATTTTTTTCTAAAAGTTTTCTTGCCGATGTTATGTTCTTCGGCATGATGTAGCCAGCACAAAGGAAAAACATTGCAGCTACAGTCAGGTCCGCCTGCACCGACAGCTTTATAATGTGCAGGGACCCCGGGCTTGCTACACCCGGGGACCATGCACTGCTTGCCCCTGATTCTTGCCAGCACTGCTTCATTTTTTTGCCTTGCAGGTTTCGGAAACATCATGACAACTCCTTGCAATTATTATACCGTTTTGTGCAACTTTTAGCAAGCGCCATAAAAGCAATGCGGACAGAGCCAGCAGCCACCTTGCATTATCATTTTTTCTCCGCACTCGGGACAGTTTTCGTTGTGAGAAAACAGCATTTTTAGCCTCCTTTACTTTATAAACTGTTCTATATAGATAGCCATTCCGGTAAACAGCACTGCCCCAGACAGCAGGACCGGGTTATTCTCTCTGGACAAGTAAGCCAGAGTAGATACTGCACCGACAAACAAGCAAAAAATCTGGATTCCTAAAATCATTGTTCACTACCTCCTTTCGGTTCGCTGTCAAGCGTCCAGCTGTCCACTTGTAGCGTGTTTTCTCTATCCTGAATAGTGCAGCCTCTGATTACAAAGTTACCCTGCACATCGTAACCGATTAAACCGCTTGTAATTCTCTTGATTCCAAGCACGTCAAACAGCTTTTTCAGTGCTTTAAGCAGTCCCTGCTTTTTGCTAACAAAAAATACAGCCATTTTAAAACCTCCGAGCTAATATAAGCGATTCTAAGCCGTTTTAAGAGCCTGCCCCTACCTTTACCCCTTCCAAGAGGATAAAACGGGACAGGCGGCTAAGCCTGCCCCTGCGTCGGCTATTTATATCTCCTGCGGTTCATGTATAAGCAAGCGCCAGTTCCGGCAGCTATTAAAGCAGCTCCGATAAGCAGCCCTGCAGCAGCCCCTCCAGTTGGAGGCGTCGCCTTGCCAGTCCTGATATAATCATCAACTATTTTTTCCACTTCTTCCCTGTCCACTGGTTCGGTCGTTTCCTCTTCTTCCTCTTCCTTTGCCTCTTCTTCTTCTTC